CGCAAGTCATTCTGCGCTAGAATGTCTGGCATGCCAGGGCCGATGAAGGACGAGCAAGGTAACCCGACTCGTAAGGCGGCGTCACTAAAACGTTGGAATTGTAACTAAGGATTAAAATGGCTAAAGACATGATGGACGATGAGGAAGAACTCAAGGGCGAGACGGTTGAGCTAGACGAAGAGGTTACGGACATCCGTGACACTGAAGACGGCGGCGTGATGGTTACGCTTGAGAACGAAGAGGACCATCAAAATCAGAGCGAGCACTTTGCCAACATCGTTGACGACATCGATCCTAAGATCCTTGCTACCATTGTTGATGACTTAATAACAAAGATTGAGCGTGACAAAGACGCGCGTAAGAAAAGGGATGAGCAATATGAAGAGGGCATTCGTCGTACTGGCCTTGGTGATGACGCTCCAGGTGGTGCGCAATTTACTGGAGCCAACAAGGTTGTTCACCCACTAATGACAGAGGCCTGCGTTGACTTCTCAGCGCGCGCCATGAAGGAGCTGTTCCCACCGAACGGCCCAGTACGCAGCAAGATTATAGGCACACAGAACAAGGCCAAGCTTGAGAAGGCTGAGCGCAAGGCCAAGTACATGAACTGGCAGCTCACCGAGCAGATGCCTGAGTTCCGCTCTGAGCTTGAGCAGCTAACGACACAGTTGCCACTAGGCGGCGTGCAGTACATGAAGCTGTTCTGGAACAAGGACCTTAATCGCACGGAGTCAGTGTTCATTCCAGTGGATGACATCTACCTACCGTTCGCTGCGTCTAACTTCCACACGGCCGAGCGCAAGACGCACGTCCAGTACATTACCAAGTTTGAGTACGAGAAACGCGTACGCTCAGGCATGTACCGCGAGGTTGACCTCGGCATGGCTGACGACATCGACTTCTCTAAGGCCACCAAGGCCAACGATAAGATCGAAGGTCGCGAGGACAACTCTTACAACGAGGATGGCCTACGCACGGTGTTTGAAATCACCACGGCAGCCGACCTTGAGGGCGACGAGTTCTTACCGTACGTCATCACAGTAGACAAGGCCACAGAGAAGTGTTTGGCCGTGTACCGTAACTGGGCAGAGAGCGACGCAACAATCAAGGAACCACTGGTCTCTATCGTTGAGTTCCCGTTCGTGCCTTGGCGCGGCGCGTACCCAATTGGCCTAACACACATGATTGGCGGCCTATCAGGCGCTGCGACCGGTGCATTGCGTGCGTTGCTTGACTCTGCGCACATATCTAACATCCCAACGTTGCTTAAGCTTAAGGGTGGCCCTAACGGCCAGAACGTTAACCCGCAACCGACTGAGGTTATCGAGCTAGAGGGCGGCATAAACGTCGACGACGTGCGTAAAATCGCCATGCCAATGCCGTTTAACCCACCGAGCCCAGTACTTATGCAGTTGCTTGGCTTCTTGGTTGACGCAGGCAAGGGCGTTGTTCAGACATCGTTCGAAAAACTGTCAGATCAGAACCCAAACATGCCGGTTGGCACGACTTTAGCGTTAATTGAGCAGGGAATGGTGGTGTTTTCATCCATCCACTCACGCTTACACAACTCAATGGCGCAGGTTCTTAAGGTAATGCACCGCCTAAACTCTGCTTATTTGACAGACGAGATGGTAATTGACGAAATCGGCGAAAAAATGGTCGATCCGTCAGATTTTGACGGTCCAATGGACGTTATTCCTGTCTCAGACCCCAATATTTTCAGTGAAACACAGCGTTTTGCGCAAATTCAAGCGGTTCAACAGCGCGCAATGGCGTTGCCACAGCTGTACGATATCCGTAAGGTCGAGGAATTGTTCTTAAAACAGCTTAAAATCCCAGAGGGCTCTGAGTTACTGATACCAAAACCTGAGCCTAAAGACATCGATCCGATACAAGAAAACTTCGCGGCCTCAGTTGGCAAGCCAATTGGCGCGTTGCCTGAGCAAGAGCACATCGCTCACTTGCGCGTGCACTTGGCGTTCTTACAGTCACCCATGTTTGGTCAAAATCCAATCATCGCACCGATGTTCGTACCTGCAATAGTGGCGCACATTAAGGACCACTTGTTAATGCACTACATGAAGGTCACCAACCAAGGCCTCAGAGTAGCTAGTGAGAGTGGTCAGTTGGGCGACGACGACGCGATGATTGAGGCACAAGCAGCGGTTGAGATACAACAAGCGATTGAAAGCGCGATACCGCCAGAGTTCTTGCAAATTGTTTCAGAGGCGTTCGCTATGGCACAACAAATGCAGCCACAGCAACCACAAGACCCAACGCAAGCTGCGGCAGCCGTACAGCGCGAGTCAATAGCGCAACGTGCCCAGTCTGATCAGATGAAGATACAGGCGCAAGGTCAGCGTGATCAAATCCAAGCGCAGACACAAGCACAGCGTGACGCGGTCAAAGCTAGCTTGCAACTTCGCCAGGACGAGCTTGACTTGCAAACCGAGCTGCTTAAACAAGACCGTGAGGACGCACGCAAGCAGGCCGATTTAACAGCACGCTTGCAAATGAACCAAGAAGACAACGCTACGGCCAAGGACCTCGCAGCCGCTGAGATATTGAGCGGTAACAAAGTAGACGTGTCAACTGGCACGGGCATTAACCCAAATCCTAACTTTTAAGGAGCAACAAAATGGCAACAACAGATAAATGCAATTGCAAAGATTCACAAGGCGTGTCACAGCACCAACGCATAGCGATGGGCGCTAAGTTGGATGGTAAAACATTACCTGGTACACCAGTTAAAACACAATCAATCCCTAAGTAACTTATGGATGATGCGGACTTAAGTCAGGAGCGCCAAGAGCGCGAAGACTTAATTAGAGCTACGTATTCAGTTGATTTGACGATACCGACAAGCAATGTGTGTTTGAATTGCTTAGATAGTACAGTAAATGGGGCCCGATGGTGTAGCGTCGGGTGCAGACAGGACTATGAGAATCGGACAAACAAGAAATGACGATCGATAAGATTTTAAATTTATTAACGAGCGCGCAGCAAGAGTTGGCAGTGGCTGCGCTTCGTTCACCAAATTCACATGATGCGTTTGAGTACGGGCGCATGGTGGGGATGTACGCTGGAATTGAGCGTGCTATAGAGGTAATTTTGTCAACAATTAAAGAGGATAACGATGATGTCTGATCAAACGCTGGATGATGCGTTTCCAAGTGCAGACCCAGGAATAACACCTTTTGGGAGTTATGTATTGGTACAAATTAGGGCGCCAAAGCTGAAAACAGCAGGCGGTATTATTTTAAACGCTGAAACTACAGAGACCGAGAAGTGGAACACACAGGTAGGTAAGGTAGTAACAGTGGGGCCATTGGCCTTCAAGAACCGTAACAGCATGGAGTTATGGCCTGAGGGTGCTTGGTGTGAGAAGGGTGACTTTGTTCGAGTCGCCAAGTACGGTGGTGATCGTTGGGAAGTGCGCATTGATAAAGACACGACCGCAATGTTCGTAATTTTTAAAGACACGGATCTAATCGGTAAGGTAACAGTTGACCCATTAGCGATTCGTGCTTTCTTATAGCTGATAAAGGAGCTAGGCATGGCAAAAGAAAAAGAAGTAGAATCAATCATCGAAGACGATGAGGACGAGCTAAAGGATGCGGAGTATGTAGCCGTTGATAATCCGCTTGACGAAGACGATGAAGAAGAGGAAAGTACCTTAAAATCATCCGAAGAAGAGGGCGACGCTAGTAGTGAAGACGACCGCGAAGCAATTCGTGAACGCCGTCGACTAGAGAAAAAAGAACGTAAAGAACGCCGCGATAAGGCCATCGGCCGCGATAAAGTTGAGCTTAACTTTTTGCGTAGTCGTAACGATGAGCTAGAGCGTCGTATCGGTGCTGTTGAAACACACACCCAACAAACAAACTTGAGTCAACTTGATCAGCAAATCCAGCAAGCTGCTTATGAGGTAGAGACATCACAAAAAATCATTGCCAAGGCAGTAGAAGCAGGCAACGGTGACGATGTCGTGCAGGCGATGCAGTACCGTGATCAAGCGATGGCTAAGATGCAACAGCTTTCGCAGTACAAGCAACAGCAATCTCAGCAAGCGCCACGTCAGCCACAGGTTGATTCAGAGGTTGTGCATTATGCTAAGGAGTTCATGGAAGAGCACAGCTGGTATGACCCTCAAGGTAAGGACGAGGACTCAGCCATTGTGTTGGCCATTGACAACAAGCTAGCGCAAGAAGGTTTTGATCCACGCTCTGAGGAGTACTGGGATGAGTTGCATGATCGCGTTAAGCGTCGTCTGCCAGAGAAGTTCAAGGCAGCACGCAAACCGACAGGTGGCCCTGCTGTAGGTTCTGGTCGTGAACACGCGCCAGTATCAACACGCA